GTCTACAACGAGCAGAAGCGCCTCAAGAGGATGATGGAGGGGTTAGGGATATCCCGCCTTCCGATGGGTTCTATAAAGTTCATCGACCGGATCAAGCGTCCCAACCTCTCGAAGGTAGGGGATCGTCAGATACTGGAAAGATGGGTGGAAGAGGCGGAAGCTGAAATTGTAATCTACGACTGCCTTTCCAATATCCATGCCGCCAATGAGAATGACAACATGAAGATGCGGAGGTCCTGGACATCCTCTCCGACATCGATGTCAAGTTCAACACCACATCCATCCTGATCCATCACTTCGGAAAAGAGACAGAGTTCGAACGAAGTGGCCTGCAGAAGATTCGTGGCGCATCATCCATCCACGATTGGGCGACTACTATCATGAGCTTTCAGCATCGGCCGAACAAGGAACACAAGCCGATCTTCGAGCTCAGGATCCATAAGCTTCGGGAGGGCCCTCTTTATAAATGGAACAAGCCGATCCTGATGGAGAGGGATGAACATTTTATCTGCAACGTGATCGAGGATCTCGGGCCGTGTCCCCCTGCTGCGATCAGGATGATTCTAGATGAGGATTTCAAAGGGGAAGCCAGCAGTGGGGAGTTGGTCAGGTTCATTTGTAAATATGCAGGGTGCGTTAACCGGACGGCCTACCGCTACATCGATGAGGCCGTTGAGGTGAAGGAGATTTTCAAGTCCGGACAGGGGAGATCTGTATGCTACAGCACCTCGATAAATGTCCTGAACCGATGAGTTTGACTGACACGCTGACAGGTTTGGCTTGTCATGAAAGACCCTCCTGTCAGTTTCAAAGGTCTGATTTGACTACAAAAGTTTCACTGACAGGCACTTTACTGACAAACCCCCCTGTCAGTATTTATTCCTTAGTGATTCCGGTGGGTTCCTTAACTGACAGGACCCCCTATATAAATACATTACTGTCTGTCAGTCAACGTCGAGTGTCAGTCAAAAGGAGGATGAAATTCAAATGATGAACGACTGTGAATCGTGCCAATTTTTTAAACAGGATCTTCCGCTTTCCAAGGTTGGTCAATGCAGGAAGCAATCTCCAGGGACGCTGACTGAGACCGGATACGAAGGAATAGCGGTATGGCCAAAGGTATCCTCGGATGATTTCTGCGGAGAACACAAATCCAAGTCTGAAAATAGGAAATGTGGAACCTGTCAATTTGGTGATGATGGAATATGTCGCCGTCATGCTCCAGTGGTAATCCAACACTTCGGAGAAGAGTGGGCTCGTCCATGCTCCACTCAGTGGCCGGAAGTTGAAGGTGATGATTTCTGCGGTGAGTGGGAGAAGAGGGCATGACCGACCTAGCTACCACATGGAGATTTCCCTTCGGCAAACACATCGGCCTGACCATCGCCGAAACTCCATCGGAATATCTCGACTGGAGTTGAGTAATGAGAAAAGGAAGAGAAAAGATTTTAAGTGGAAAATTTTGTGAGTGTGGGTGTGGACAAGAGACTTTTTTGATCACTGATACCCAGAAGAAATTAGGACTCATCAAGGGTATGCCGCGTAAGTTTATTTGTGGTCATCATCCGAGGTCTGGGAATTGGTATCAAAAGGTAAGGGTATCTAATACGGCAACTCGTGGAGTTCATTTGGTTATTGCGGAGAATGCATTAGGGAAACCACTTCCGTTAAACAGTGAGGTTCATCATGTGAATTTAAAGAGGGAAGGCGGACCCTTGGTGATTTGTCAAGATCACGGATATCACCTACTTCTTCATGTCAGGCAAAGATCCTATGTGGCTACTGGTGATCCGCATAATCGTAAATGTACGTTCTGTAAAAAGTGGGATTCGCCATTAAACATGGTTGCTCTCAAAAATGGGTGTAATTTTCATCATAAGGAATGCAAATCCATACATACGCATTTTTATAATCTTGCCCGCAAGCGGTCTCACTACGAACCTCCGGAGAGATGAGATGCGCCCCGTGATCATGGAGCTCGTGCAGACGAAAACCAAGAACCGGAAGTTCGACACCACAGATGCATTCCCCATGGGTCAGCGGTTTCTGGTGGACCTCGACAGCCAGCGGCTTCTCTCTTTCTACGATGGCGGGACGAGGGGGTGCGTGCCGATGGAGTTCGTAAACATCATCCGGCGGGACGGGACGTTCTTCGACCTGATGCCGGTGGAGCTTCTGGGAAGGGTGGAGCTGTGCTTATGAGCGAACGTCAGACACCCTACGGATTCCCGAAGCCGACCCGGTACCGGGACAAGAAGCACCTTGACTACGTGCGCGCCATGACCTGCACGAAATGCGGGAAGCCGGGTCCGAGCGACCCGCACCATGTGAGCTTCATCGAGGGGACGGGGGTTGGGACGAAAGCCAGCGATATGTTCGTGATCCCCCTCTGTCATCCCTGCCACATGGGGCTGCACGCTGGGAGCTTGGACTTGAGCCGGGAGGAGATCGCGGTGAAGATCTGTAGGACGTTGGCCGGGGCGTATAGGGCATTGAAGGGGAGATGAGTCGTCCCTTCGGGGACGTGGATTGAAACGTAACCAACCAACACAAGGAGGGAAGAGAAGTGGCAAAGAAGAACAGTGGGCAGATGAAGTTATTCGAGTGCAAGTACGAGGACCGGATACTCGTGATCTCCGGTGAACCCTCGGGAATGCAGGACATCGAGGGCACGTTCGATTTTCTTAAGTCCGCGACGGAGAATCTCGCCTGGTGGTGGGGGGACGCATACAACTACTCGTCAGAGCGATGGGGCGAGGAGGCCGCCCAACTTCTCCCGGATCCCAAGAAGACCCCGAAGACCCTGGCGACCTGGTGCCACGTTTGCCGGTCCTTCCCTCCGGGGACAAGGGTCTACGACCTCCCCTTCACCCACTATGCCGAGGTGGTCGGTTGTGATCCCGAGAAGAGGGCCGAACTCCTCTCCCAGGCCGAGACCGAAGGGTGGACGTCATCCCAGTTGCGGCGAATCGTGAAACCCCAGGGGGGGAGGCCGGAGAAGATCTGCGAATGCCCGAACTGCCATGCCGAGCTCAAGATCGAGGGATCGATGCTGATGATCGCCGAGAAGGTGGTGACGATCGATGACCCGGAGGACGAGAGGGAGGCGGCGTGAAATCGGGTTACTGACTCGATACAGGAAAACCCCTAGAAGGGGTCAAATCGGAACGTAGACGAGTTTTAGGGGTGCAGTGAATACCGGAGCAGGGCAGGGGCAGAGATCGTGGCTTATTTTGGGTGTCAATCTCGGTAACGGGCAGAGGAGGGTTGAAGTGAATCACGAAACGGCAGAGGCTCATTGGGATTTCATCCACGGCATCCTAAAGCGTGAGAATGAGACCGGCATGGTGGATATGGAGACTGTTCACTATCTGTTCGTTCAGGGCATGATTCACGGGGCAAAGCATGAAAAGGCAGAATCGACCCCTGTATTCACCCGCCGGCAGCGGGAGATCCAGGGGTTGGTCGACCAGAAGCTGAAGTCCCGAGAGATCGCGGAGCGGTTGGGGATCAGTTGGAGGACGGTCGACAAGCACCGGTCGAACATCAGCCGGTTGCGGAAGGGGGTGGAGGGATGAGTGAGATACCGAGTTTTCCAAAGATCATGCACTTAGGAGACCGCTACATTCAGACCATTTTCGATGAGCCCGTGGAGATCACAGAGAAGGTGGATGGTTCTCAGTTCTGCTTCGGCAAGCTTGACGGGGAACTCTGTGTCCGGTCGAAGGGTAAGGTCATGGAGGTGGATGCCCCGGAGAAGATGTTTCAGGATGCCGTGGATTGGGTAAAGGAGGTGGCCCATGCCATTCCTGATGGGTGGGTCTATTTTTCGGAATACCTCCAGAAGCCGAAGCACAACGTCCTATCCTACATGGAGACTCCCAGGAACCACCTTGCCCTATTCGGGCTCGTTGGACCCAACGGTACATGGATCACTGAACATAGCAAGCTTGCCACTGCCGCATGGAATCTCTCTATCGACGTTGTTCCCCTTCTCTTCCACGGCAAGATCGAGAACGTGGAACAGGTGTTCTCCCTCATCGAGCAGGAGAGTTACCTCGGTGGTCCCAAGGTTGAGGGAGTCGTCATCAAGAACTACAAACCCTACTTCATCGCTGATCGTATCATCCCCGTCATGGCTGCAAAGTTCGTCTCTGAGAAATTCAAGGAGAAGCACGAGAAGAACTGGAGGGCGGAGAACACGGGAAAGGGGAAATGGGAAGCCTACGTGCAACAGTTCAAATCTGAAGCCAGATGGCAAAAAGCAGTACTGCGGCTCAAGGAAGCGGGGGAGTGGGAAGGCAGTCCACGGGACATCGGGAAGCTCATCAAGGACATTCAGCGAGACATCACCGAAGAGGAGAAACACAACATCCAGGAAGTCCTGTGGCGTGAGTTCGGGCAGGGTGTTTTGCGGGTGAGCATCGCCGGTTTTCCTGAGTGGTACAAGGAGCAGATTGCAAGGGGTTCGTTATGATCAAGGCCCCCGACTATCGCCTCCCATGGCACTGGGCATTGCGGAAAATCATGTGGATGAAGTTGGTGTCGTTCATGAACTGGTTGCTCAAGGGGACAGACACGAAATGAAGGCCTCCCATCGCAGACCTCCTGATCCCGAGCACTGGGAAACCCCGCGGGGCTCCTGCCGGTGGTGCGGTTGTTGTATCTACCGGAAGGACGGTCGGCCGGATTTCAGCCGCAACTGGCACGAGGCGTGCGCCGAAGACTATAAGTTCATCTTCTGGCCCAACCATACCCGGCTGATCCTGCTGAAAAAGCGTGGAGAGCGATGCGAGGATTGCGAGAAGCCGGTTTTCTATCACCAGAGGATCGTCTGGGTTTACGACATTCAAGATCGCAGTCCGGTAAAGGTCATCACAGGGGGGACGTGTGAGCACCACCACATCATTCCTTTGATCGACTACCAGCACGACCCCCAGGATCCCTATGCGGCCTGGCGGGAGGGGAACCTTGTCCTTCTTTGCCATGCTTGTCACCAGAAAAGACATGCGGCTCTAAGAGCAGAGAAGAAACCACAGATGAGGTTGGCGATATGAACGAGATACCTTCAACCTGGGTTGATGTGACCGATGATGTTTGCCCCCGGCCGCGGCATCCGTGTGGCTCACGAAGAAGCTCTTCGACCTGGTCTATGGCGGGAGTATCCTGATCGACCCGAAGACCGGGAAAGACTTGATCGTCAGAACACCGGCACAGGCAATGTAGGGTGTGCAGGTACATGCACTACAGACGGAGGGATACACCAATGCAAATGGATAAAATGGACGGCAAAAAGGTGAAGAGTATCTCATGGCACGTTCCTTCTTATGGCGATATCCAAAGCAGGACCGTCAAGGAAGGTGAGTTTGCTTACCTAAGCTACGAGTACCACGGGGACCATGCCGAAAACTGGATCATCTTTGAGGATAGACACAAGGAGATCATGAGATTCAACACTGCCAAACTCTCCAGTATCGAATGGGAAGACGAATGAGAGGACAAAAAGGTTACAGAATGGTCGAGCGGGAAACAATTTGTGCGTTGCTTGATAAAGCGGTGGCGCTATCCAAAAACGAAGAGGTTGTCCATATCCTTTTCCAAATACGTGAAAGAGCGGAGAAAATGGAAGCTAGACTCCTGTTGTACTGCAACGCCATAGAGGATCTTGGTTTTACTCGTGATGGACGGGATTATGCAAAGCAATAAGGCCCACAACATATGATGCCACTAGAAGAAAGGAGAACCAAATGTCAGACGCAGAAGGAAGGATGATTCCATTGGTGGAAGACGATCAAGGGGAAGGCATTAAGGATTTCTACGAGGAAGGGCCAGAAAACCTTGCGCTGAGATTTCGTAAGGCAGAAGCAGTGGCCATGCAGATTCAGCAGCCCCAGGGAACCATTCAAAAGAGGACCGAGGATCAAATGCTTATCGCCATCCTCGACCGCATAACAGCCCTTGAGCATAAATTTGACCGTGTTTTCGGCAACCACGCACTTATCAACGGTCAGTTCAAGTCGCTGTGTTTTGAGCCTGACAGAAGCAAATAGCCAAGGTCAGTAGCTATACCGAAAGAGGCATATGAAAAACCTCCGCTTCAATACCGAGAAAGAGTTGAACGACTTCCTTAACCGGGCCCGGGCCATAACGGCGACCTCCCCCGGTGTTGCGAGCACCGGCACGCCACTGCCCGAGCCTCCCACCTTAGAACATGGCAGGGATGGAATACAGGATTACCCTGATTTGGGGTCAGCTATGAACGTAGGCTTGAGATCGAGGGTCAGCGCATACCCTGACAAGGGGGAGAAGAAAAATGATCGTCAGATTGCCGTTTCCTTTGCCAACCTGGAACCGCCTCTTGGCCATGCACCATTGGGAACGCAAGAAACTCCGCGACTGGATACACCATGCCGTCTCCATATCCATTCGCGCCGGCACAGACTCACTGACCCCGATGGAATCAGCGCAAAGGCTGCAATCGACGGGCTTGTCCTTGCTGGAGTACTACCAGATGATTCGGCCCAATGCGTCTCGCAAGTCACTTTTAGCCAAGAGAAAATCGGATCACAAGAGATCGAGGAAACGGTGATTGAGATTATGGAGGGTTGAAATGCAGGACAGCGAGTGGATCGTGGGCAGGAAGGAGATTATGGCGGCTTTGCATATGAATTCATGGCGGTCAGTCGTTCGGTGGAAGCGGCAGTTTGGGGTTGAGTTCATTTACTGGCCCGATGGAAAACCCACGATCCTCCGTTCTGAGTTCAATCGGTGGATTCTTGAGGGTGATAGAATCAGAAAAGAGCGAAGGACTCAAAAAATGACATCCCCTTGTGCGTCCCTTTAGCACCTTACGAACATTGACACCAACCTGATATTCTATTCACCGTGAATACTCAGACTCCAGAGAAGACCGGGAAAGACCTTTGGACCGAAATCAGGCGCGAAACGATAGAGGCGCTTGACTCTCTTAAGGCACGCCAAAAGATGGTCAAGGTTCTGGTCGATGAACTTGAGGCGATGGAAACCAAGTATTTTCAACATGAAGGCATTGTGGGGGACTCAAGAGATGTAATCGCACATACACCCAGGCTGAAGGCCGTGGAACTACTCACCCAGATCTACGGCCTCAAGGCTCCCGAGAAGCACGAACTAAAAGCTGATGTCTCCTTGCCCATGGAACAAGCCGTTCAGATCTATCGAAAATTCAAGGCCGAAAAGGGTTGAGGAGACATAATACACATTATCACAGCTAATTAAATTTGTTCGGTTTAGTTTCTGAATGTTCACCTAGCGGCACGTTGAGTCAAACTGAGTTCACAGAGGCACGTTGGATACAAATTACTCAGCCGAACATCGAAACGAGATCGCCCTTTGTAGGGCAAATTCGAGCCACCCCCAAACCGCGGGCCGCCTCCTCCCGGGGCTTTCCCGAAGGGCCGGGAGCCTCATCACACTCCTGGCCCTTCTCTTTTTCACAACGGTCGCATTGGCCGCAGAACCAACCTGCCCGAAATGCGGCGGGCCCGTCAAGATCCATGATCCCGTGTTTCTCTCTGGGAATTCAATCTTCGTCGTGGACCGGACGCAGTGGATGGCTTCCTGCCCTCAGTGCAAGGCGGTCCAGGTGGTGAGGTGGAATGAGCGGTAACACCGCCATAGACGAGAGAATCACACGCCTCGAGGAGTGCTTCCGGGTGATCGGGAGCTTTCTCTATTTCGTGGCCTCCTACTGCTGGATAGAGGCGAAAGACAGCGGCAAGGCTATCAGGTTCGAGCTTTGGCCCGAGCAGGAACGGATCATCCCCAAAATCATAGACTCCTTGCTGGTCGTGATCCTCAAAGCCCGCCAACTCGGCCTCACATGGCTTGTCGCTGCCTATTGCCTCTGGCTTGCCATCACCCGCCCCCTGCAGCTCATCGTGATCGTATCGAGCAAGGAGGACACGGCCAAGGAGTTTCTGGGAAGAATCAAGTTCATGTTGGCCCGCCTTCCCTCCTGGATGGTCCCGAAGGTTGCAAGGGAGACCACGGAAGAGCTTGAGTTCGAGCACACCGACGAAACCGGCCACCCCTTAAACAGCGTGATCAAGTCTTTGGCAACCACCAAATCAGGTGCACAGTCCAAGACTCCGACGCTTCTGGTCATCGATGAAGCCCACGAATCCCGTGACGTTGGTAGGCTGTTTGCAGCATCTAAGCCTGGCATCGAGGCGGCCGGCGGCAAGGTGATCGTCATTGCCAACTCAGTGAAAGACACAGGCGGATGGCCATGGGTCAGGGCAATCTTCGTGGGGGCCATGCGCGGCATCAATGACTTCGTGCCCGTGTTCCTGCCCTGGTGGGCTCACCCGGGGAGGTCCCGCGAGATCGTGACGGATGAGACAGGCGCCAAGATGCCTCGTTTCAAACTTGAGCAGATCCGCGGCGGGATGGATGCGGAGGACTTCTCGCAGCACTACCCGGAGACGGAGGACGAGGCCATTTCCATCCTTGGGGGCTCCTACTTCGGCACCACCCTGAAGCGTCACAACAAGACCCGTAAAGGTATCCTGGGGACGCTCACAAAGAATCGTGACGGGGAGATCGAGTTCACGCCCGACCCCAAGGGAATAATCGAGGTGTGGCGTTTCCCATACTATCTCGTGCAGGGGTGGGACGGTGAGCACTGGAGCAAGCGGTATTGCGGGGGCTCAGATGTCAGCGAAGGACTCGGGCAGTCATTTAGTGTTTTACATATGCTCGACAGGCATTTGGATGAGTTCGTGTGCCGGATTCGTTCAAATCGGATTGACGCCCACACCTGGGCCGACCAGCTTCACCTCCTTGGGGAATGGTACTGCAACGCTACCGAGTGGACGAGGACAGGGGGAGTGCGGAAAGAGAAAGCCCTCTTGTGCGTTGAACGGACAGGTGCCGGCCAAACGACCATCAAGCGGCTGAAGGATTTAGGAGCCAACCAATACCTGCAGATGGTCGAGGCCCAGCAGGGCGGTGGTCACACCAAGCAATACGGCTGGCAGGAGACGCAGCAGGCCAAGCAGGATCTCTCGGAAGATCTCCGGAACTGGTTCAGGACCATGAAGGGCGCTCTTTACGATGCAGTTCTGTTGGACGAGGCGAGCACCTGGATCAAGCACGAGGGCAGCATGAAACTAGGGCCGGAAGAGGGCCACTTGGGAGATTGCGTGATAGCGGCTGGACTCTCCATCCAGGCTTCGCATTTCCTTGGTGCTGGCCCTCAACGGATCAAGGCGCCGGATGTGGGTTGGATGGCGCGGATGATTGAGGAGAAGAAGGTGCAGACGGGGTGGACGGTATGAGAAGAACAGAAACGATTGAACTCACATCAGAATGGTCTGATACGCCAACCATCATGGCGGCCAGGAAAGCCTTTGTAGGAGTATATCAAACCGCTGGATCATCGGGATGTACGGTAGTTCTTTCGGATGGTTCTAAGCATTCAGTTTGGGACCAATACGATAAAGTAAAGAAATTCATACAAGGGGGCAATCCTATGCCGTGCGGTGGACCCAAAGGCAAGCCGAAACCCAAGCCGAAACCGAAGGGGAAGTGATGGAAGATTTAATCCAGTACCCCGATGAAGTAACAATCGGTCAGGAAGAAATGGACCCTTATTTTTACGCTGAAGCGGTACGCTGTTATTCCGAGTGGTGGGCTGAGGACTTCGACAAGAGGTTATTTGAGGCTCTGTCAGAGGAACCACTAAAGGATGTCATTTATGGGTAAGAAACCCAACAACAAGGCCCTCAAATACGCCGACAGCCTGCGTCCGATGCTCAAGGACCTGTACTGGTCTGCGAACAACCCCAACGTGTGCGGGGCGGTGCCTGGGGCCGTGATGATGGCGAAGCGGGACGGGTGGGAGTTTGGGTGCAAGGTGGAGGACCACAACCTCTTCATGAGGCGGAAGGTTTTCGTGAAGGCGGAACAGTCATGGACCACCATTCCGGACGCCCAGAAGGACCCCATCATGTCGGTGGTGATGGACGAGATGTTGGATCCGGGGACGCCGGCAACCTCCATTGAAATCCTCGCAAATGATTGCGTGATGATCGTGCAAGATTTCGTCCCCATCCTGCTCCAGAAGACTCCAACGGCCCGGGGGCATATCAAGATCAATGATGGGGTGATGGGAGAGGCGGGGAGGATTATTCACTGATGCAAACCATCGACCCCAAAAAGCTGAAAGACCTCGGTCTCCCCAAAGAGGTGGAGGAGGTCTACCTCTACCTTAAAGCCTACGCCGAACCCCCCGAGCGGAAGGAGTGGGAGAAGCGGTACGACCAGGCTTGGCGGGTGGTCGAAAACGACATCTGGGAAGAAGATGAGAAGACGCAGATGGAGGAGCAGAAACAGATCCCCCTCTGCGTGAATGATGCCGTCAAGGGGATGCAAGCCTCCTGCGCCGTCCAGACCTCCCAGAAGCCGGAAATTAAGTTCTACCCGGTGGGCAAGGGCGATGTGTACGTAGCTGAGCTTCTGAAGCGGGCCCACGACCTCGTGTGGGAGAAGAACGAGGGCGGCCTCAACATCTACGAGTGGTGCGAGGAGCGGGACGTTGGGGCGATCGGATTCATCAGGGCGCGCATCGATCCCAACAAGGGGCCATTCGGGAAGATCGTCAATGAGACCCTAGATCCGCGCTCCGTCTATTGGGACAAGAACAGCAAAAAGCGCGATTTCTCGGACACCCACCTGATCATCGCCAATCTTCGCTCGAAGTCCTACATCAAGGAGCAGTACGACGACATCAAGGACGATGACCTCTTCTACCATGAGGCCGTTGTGGGGGGCGGGAAATCCTCCGGGGTGACGGGCGGCGACAACTACGCCATTCCCGATAAGGATAAGAAGCCGGATTCCGTAGATGAAGCGACGGAGCCAGAAAACATTTGGGAGATTGAGGCGAGCATCCGGAAGGTCAGGGCGGAGAACTGGATCATCTACCAGGACCAGAATGGGAAGATCCAGACGGCCAAGGTGGAGGCGAAGGACAAGGAGGGCGCGGAGGCAATGGTCCCGGCCGGCGGGCGATTCGTGAACTACTGGCCTAGGAAGCGCGAGATCCGTGAAGTCCGGATCATCGTCGGGAAGAAGCTTGTGCAGAAGTTAGAGGATCCCTACGGTGAGGATTCGGACGGGGATCCCATCGTACACATCATCGGCTTGCGGGCGCAGAGGACCAGGAACGCCTTCCCTATGAGTCCCATGAACTACTCCCGGGACATCCTGAGACTCAAGAACAAAGCCCTGATGAGGTTCGACCACGCGGCGGCCCACAACACCAACTCCCCCATCCTGGAGGCAGAGGGCGCGGTCAGGTGGACGGGCGCCCCAGGAACTCCGGGTAGCAGGGCTTACGTGGACCTCAATAAGGTTTCATCCTTGGCATCCGGCGTGAGCAGGCTCCCCCCCGGTGCATCGCAGTCCGAGCGGCATCTCGAGTTGGTGGCTGCTGCGGAAAAGGCCATTGCGGATCAATTCGACGCACCCCCTGTGGTCAAAGGCGAAATCCCTCAAGGTGCAGACCCATCTGGGAGAACAGTCCTTGCGTTGCAGGATATGGCCTCCACGGTCAGCAAACCCAAGATAGGCTCCCTTGAGGGGTCACTTGTGAGACTTGCCAAGGTCAACACGGTTCTCGAGCTCCAGAAGTGGCCCAGAGAGTTCTGGGAGCGATTGCTGGAGGAGGACGAGTGGACCTCCTGGATTCCAGAGAAGGAAAAGAGTCAACTTCTTGCTGGTGACCAGGAACAGACCGGTGCGCCCCCCGGGGAGATGCCGGAACTGACGGACGAGACCAAGAAGGTGATCAAGGAGAGGTGGGAACAAGCCCTGGAGCTCATCAGGCCGGCTGATTACAGCAAGCCCCCAGGGATCAACCTGATTGACGTGGACGTGAAGATCGTTGCCGGGTCCTCGATGCCGACCAATAGAATCGCCCGGGAACAGGTGGCAATGGAAAAGTTCAAGGTGGGCCTCTACGACCGGAAGGCGGCTCTTGAGTATTCGGATGATCCCAAGTCGGAAGAGATCGCCCTCCGGATGGATCAGGCGGAAAAGGCGGCGATGCAGGCTGAAGCGATGAAGAAAGCTGGAGTGGGATGATGCACCAAGGGGGCGTATAATGCCTAGTAAGCCGAAAAAGTCAACATATGAAGAAAAGGCATATATCAACAATGTTTTACAGGAATATAAGGACAAAAATTTTGTTCAAAGGGTAATGTACCCAGAGCAATACCCAAAACTTGATTTAGGAAATGGTTATCACGCCACACATAAAATGTCATGGGGGGAACATCCTGATAATCCTGGGTTAAGCATTGTTTATCCCAATGTGATTATGTAGAACGATAAATTGATAGAACTTGATCCTAGAAAAGCCCATGAACATGCTCTGAAAAGTGGTGAATTTATTCCTTTTGTAACTCCAGATGAGGCCGATTGGTTTTCGAAGAATTATAAGAAAATTTGGGAATAGGCCCCTTGGGAGCCTTTGATCCCATGCACTAAAGCGCAAGAGGAGAACCACCTATGGACCCGAAGTTGATGGAACAGTTCTCGCGGGAAGAACTGGTGGCAATGGGAGAGGAAGTCGAAACCCCCACTCCGGGACCGGAAACCCAGGAGACCGAGGAGGTCACCGAAACCGAGCCCAAAACCCCCGAGCAGAAGACCGAACCCGAAGTCAAGGAGACGGAGACCGAGACCAAGGAAGAGTCCGAGCCGGAGCCGGAAGAAGGAAAGCCTGTCCCCTATGAAAGATTCTCGAAGATTTACGGGCGGGCCAAGCAGACCGAACGCGAGAAAGCAGAACTCACTGAAAAACTGGACCTCTTCAAGCGCAACCCGGAAGAGTATTTCGAGAAGTACCCGGACGAGAAACCGGCGGACTACAAATCGGCAAAGGAAACACCGACAGAACCGGCGCCCACGAAGGTTTTGACCTTCCGCGAAATGCTTGGGGCAAGGGTGAATGACCCGAATATGCCCCAGTTCCACGGCAAGTCCCTGGCCGAACTCATGGGTGAAGGCCCGGAAGGGATCGCGGTAGCCCAGGACCTCTACGCGGAATACGTGCAGTCGGTCCACGGCAAGGTGCAAGCAGCCAAGGCCAAGGAAGAGGAGACACTGAAGCAACTCAGGGAAGAGGACAACGCCTTCATGAACACCCGGGCAACGTCACTCTTCGGAAAGCCTCTCTCCGAAGCCACCCCCGAACAGCGGAAACAGGTGGAGAAGGAAGTCTCCGATACCATAGCCTGGATGAAGAAGAACGGCCGGATGGCTTACAAATTGGCGGACGCCTACAAGGTAATGAAGTTCGACGACCTCCTAAAGGAAGCCTCTGCCAAGGGCGCTTCTGCCCTCGTGGATCATGCCAAGAAGGGAACGGTCCGCTCTGTCGGGGCGGGCCTTTCTGCTGCCACGGCGGATCCCTACGCCGCATTTCTTGCCATGTCGGAATCAGACCTGGAAGCCAAGTTCCGCGATATGCCGGATGCCAAGTTCGAAAAGTTTCTAAAGGACGCGACCCCTGCCTTTCGGCAGAAGTTCTCGGCCCTGCCCTACCCGGATTGATGCGCTGAGAAGGGGTCCACGCCAGACATAAGGAGAAATTAAAATGGGCGATTGGACCTTTACCACTGCGAATGCACTCACGAGGCAGTCTTGGGCGAAACGATGGTGGATCGTTGCCAAGACCGAATCGTATTTCTACGGCTCCGGTTTCATCGGCCAGAGCGAAGTCAATTCCATCATCGTCGAATTCCCGGACCTCAAGGGTCAGCCTGGTTATCAGCACACCTACGGCCAGGTCAGGGAACTTGGAAATGCCGGTATCCAGGGTGATGCCACCATGGAAGGCAACGAGGAAGCCCCCACGACCTACGACGACCAGATCACGATCGACCTGTGGAGAAATGCCATCAGGACCAAGGGCAAACTCTCCGAGCAGTACAAGAGCGATCAGGACACCCGGAAGTGGGCAACGGAATTGCTCAAGAGATGGATGGCCTACAAGATCGACCAAGACATTTTCGACGCCCTCGGCTCGAGCCTTACCAAGGTCATTTACGGCGGGGATGCCACGGCCACCACGGACATCCAGGCCGGCGACTCTTTCACGTTGGCCC